CGATCGCGGTCACCATGCTCCCGATCGCGATGGCGGCCGGGGCGGCGACCGCGATCACGGCCGCGATCGCGACGCCCCATGCTTTCGTCTCCGGCGACAGTTTCGCGATCCACTCAAGCACCGGCCGAACCGCTGGCAAGACGTGCGCCTTCAGCGCGTCCGCGAGTTGCAGAATGTGCGGAACGAGCTGATCGCCGATCCGCTGCGCGGCAACGGTGAGCTTCTGAATGAATTGATTCCACTGGAAGCCGGCGGCGTTGATCCCTTCCGTTTGCTCTGTGAAGGCCTGAACCATCGCGCCCGACGAGTCGGACATCTGGCCGAGCTTCGACGTGAAGGTGTCCGCCTGCGGCCCGGCGAGCGCCAACGCAAGCGTCTGCCCTTCGATGCTGCCAATAAAACTCTGGAGCGGCATACCGCTCGCCGACGCGGCGAACGTGACCGCCTCAAGCGCGCCCTGCAGGCCATGTTGCTGTATCAGCGCCTTGCCGGACTCGACGCCCATGGCTTCGTACAGCGACGTCATGGACGCCGTGGGCACGAGCAGCGCTTGCAGGATGCCGCGTAGCTGCGTCGACACGTCGGCCGCGGTGCCGGTCACGCCGGTCCCGGTCGCCATCACGCCGAACAACTCAGACTGCTTGACCCCGAGCTCGGCAGTGAGCGGCGTAACGCGACCGATTGACGACGCCAGTTCAGGGAGCGTCGTTTGCCCTAACTTGACCGCCTGGAAGGCGAGATCGGCCGTGCGTTGCACCGCGTCGGCACTCGTATCGCCGTAGGCCTTCGTGACCGCGCTTGTGAGCCCGATCGCGTCTTGCGTCGTCGCGAGCCCCGCGGCGGCGGCGCGCGCATTGATATCGAGAATTTTCGTCGTGTCGGCGGTGTCGCCGAACGCCGACACGACATCGTAGAGACCGGCCGACAGATCAGCTGTGCTCTGCCCGGTCGCCACGGCCATGTCCTGCACGGCCGTCTTGAGCTCCCGCACGCGTTCGACGTTGCCGGGAATGAGCGACGCAACGTTTGCCATCGACGCATTCAATTGCGTCGACATCGTGACCGCCGCCGCGCCGCCGGCAAGGAGTCCCGCGCTCAACGGGAGCACGTCGCGGCCGACCCCTTGAATCGACTTGCCAACGGTTTTCATCCGGCCGCCGGCGTCCGATACCGTACGCGCAAAGCGACCGACCCGGCCTTCGGCGCGATCGAGGTCGCCGAAGAATGCCGCCGGGTCGGTCGCCAGCTCGAGAACGGAGCGCCCAAGCGCTCGGGTACGTGCCACGATCTAAGTGGTCTCTCTTACTTTGCCGGCAGCGTGCGTGACGGCAATGCCGATGCCGCCGAGCTCGCCGGCGTATTGATCCGCCGATTGATAGACCCGGACGGGGCCCCGCCCGTGACCGGTTGCCGTGCCGGCGGCGGTGCGCTCCCATCGGCGCCACATCACCGCCCGGTCGTCGCGTGACGCCATCGCGTATGCCGCCGCGACCGCCGCGCGCATGGTTTCCTCAGCTTCGAGCCGCGGGAGCATGGCGACGGCCGCGCTCACGATCGCGCACGGCGTGCCTTCGAGCCACTCGAGCGGCGTGCCGCCGTAGAACCGCGAAAGCCGCGGCGCCCATTCGCCCCAGTCGACGATCTCGCCGCCTTCGTCTTGCGCGCCGCCGCCTTCGTCGCCTCTACCGCCTGGCGCGCGTCCAGCGGCAGAAGCCTCGCGAAAGCCTCGAGAATGCGGTATCGACTGCCCGGCTCGAGCGCCGCGACCACGTCGCGCGGCGCACCGTCGAGCACGAGCACGACCGTCTCGATCACAGCGTCCTCAAAGTCGAGCGCGTCTTTCTCGCTTGCTGATCCGTTCTCGATTTTCTCGCCGAGCTCCTCGAGCCTGCGCCCGAGCGCTTCGCGGCGGCGGTTCTCGAACATCGAGAAACTTGCCTCGGACCGCATGACGTACGGCACGCCATCGATCCGAACGTTCGGACGGTCGGCCGACGCGGCGGCGTTCAGGTCTAGTAGCGTCTTCATGTTCGTTGCTTTCCTCAGCCTCTCACCCTTCCCTCTGAAAGAAAAAACGGCGGGCGCGCGGGCCCGATGGCCAATCGGCCCATCGCGACACCGCGGCGACCGCCGCCCGGGCGTCATCCGCACTGACCACCGAACCGGGAGCGCCCACCCGTCAGCGCCCCGGCGGCCATCCCTAGGTCAGCGCGGCAGCGTTGCCCATGATGAGCTGCCCGAACAGGTTCGCCGTCGTGCTTTCGGTCGGATCTTCGAGCGCCTCGAAGTCGAGCGCGAGCCCGGCGGGCTCATCCTTCCTGAAAGTCACCTCCTGCGCGCCTACCTGGCTGCACACCGGGACTTGATACTGCGCGTTGTACGTCGCGCCGTAGACGGACCTGTTGATCCCTCGAACGAGCAGCGCGTACTGTGCCACGTCGAGCCCACGCGTCAGACCGATCGACCGGTAGCCGGCCGTGCCGACGCCCGGCGCGGTCTCCGTGACCGTATTGCCGTTGAGCGCGAGCCGGTATTGCTCGAGCGTCAGATCGGCCAGAATGAGCCGCACGACCTGCTCCTCGGTCGTCCGGAAGATTTTCCGGGGCCCCGTCGAGCCCAGCGCGCGGAATCTCGAATACTCGGCGCCATGGGTAACCGTTACGCCGTCTTCCTTGTAGTTCAGGGATCCGCTCGTGCCTACAAGCGTCCAGTCCTGCGCCGCGGGCGTCGCGTCGATCGCCGGAAATGTCGCCCCCACGGCCGCCCAATAGACCGACATCGGCCCAACGATGATTTCGTACGGTACGCCATTCATTGACCAGCCCCCTCCTACCCGAGCGCGAAACGCAGCTCGTGACGCAAGTTCGTATGAAACGCTTCCCTGGCGCGCGACTCGCCGGCCGCGACGTGCCGGTCGAACACGTGACCGACCGACGGGCCATGTAGTTCTGCGATCGGCAGCCGCCGGCGGCCACGACGACGAAACACGCCCCGATGCCCTGATCGCATCGTCGCAATGAAGGCGTCCCCGTATCGCCCCTTGCCGCCAGGGAGCGACGCGCGAACACCGCGCCGCGACGCCCGCGCCCGGAATTGAATCAACGGGATCCGTCGCCGGCTCGCCACGATCACAGCGCTATCGCCGATCGACCGGGCGAGCTCGAGCATGATCCGGTTTCGGACCACCGATTGCTTGAGCCGCATGTCTCCGGCGACCGCGCGCACCATGACGGTCCGGGCGCTTTTCGCGGCCCGGTTCTGAGCGCGCACAATCGCCCGTGGGGCGCGCCGTCGGATGTCAGCGAATGCGCGGGACGTCTCCGACACGTCGAGCCGCATATCGAGTTTCACGGCTCGCCCCATCCCTCCTGATACGGGAACACGTACTCGATCAACAACCCGACCGGGTCAGACCCAGACTCACGCTCTGTGACCTGCGTTGTCCCGCGCTCGAAGAAATCGCCCGACACGAGACCGCCGAGCGTGCGATCGGCGGGATCGTCCTCAAGCGCTCGGCGAACGTCGCCCAACGCATCCTCTGCCGCCATATACGGCTCCCAATAGTCGGCGTGCACGACGACGCCGATCGCGATCGGGAGCCTGATCAGAAAGTTTGCACGCTGCGAGACGATCTCATCTTCGCCGACCATTATCGCGACCTGCGGCGGATCATCCGGCCCAAGGTTGTGCACCTCTCCGAGCTGCACGTGCTCGCCCAGATCGGTCTCGAAGCGTGGATCGTCAGACCGGATCCGTCGAAGTTTGTCGCGCACGGCTTCGATGATTTCGCGGCGGCGTGTCACTGCTGCTCGTCCTCGAATACGACAACGCGGTAGTGGTCGTCTCGCACGGTCTCGACGGCTTCAACGCGCCACCGAACGACCGTCTGCGAGTCAGCCCGGGCGGGCGCTTCGATCAACGTCTTGCGCGGCAACGCCGGCACGGCGTCAAGAGAGATCGCGGCGAGCCGCCGCCCGACGGCTTGGGATAGGGCGAGACGCGTTGGCACCGAATCGTCGTCGAACGTCAGCCACAAGACGCGAACGTCTTCAATCGGCGTGTCGTTCGGGTGGGGCCGGGTCACTGTCCCGAGCACACTGTTGTGATTCGCGAGATTGACGTCACGAACCAACGCCCGAGCAGCCCCCCAGCCCATCCGGCCCGCCCTACCGGTCTACGTCGATTCTTGCGGGCGCGCGACGCCGTCAAGTCGGACGCGCCCCTGAATGGTTGACGCGCCGCCGTCGACGACTTCGGCCGCGCTCCCGATCCGCAGGTTGCCCGTTGCGACCGTCGTGCACGCCCCTGATGCGTCATCCCAGTACACGATCGCGCCTTCGGCCCAGGCCTGCGTGCCCGTCTTCGGCAAGACGTGCTCGCCGGTCACGTGACCACGAAACGACAACGTCGCCGCGACCGTTTCGACCGGCACAATGAATAGCTGCCCGATCTGAACGGGCACGTTGACCGTGACGCCCCCGGCGGGCGCGATGCGCGTCACGACTTCGCCGGGCGCTCGAAAGGTGGTCCCCATCGTTTTGTCAGCCTTCCAGGATTTGAGAGAGTCAAGCCCCCCGGACCTACGAGCCGGCGTTCGTGACGGTGCCCCGGTAGTCGACGACGTCGACGCCGAAGTCGAACCGCACGCGCGTCTCGACCCCGTCGATCCGCCAACCGTCTTGAGTGTCGAGCACCGGCTCGCGTTGACCGTCCAGGAACGACACCAGGAACACCGGCGCCAGGTTCGGGTCGGCGAACAGATACCGACGCAGGTTGCTCGAGCCGTCGAGCACGCGCGGCGAGTCGACAACGTCGGAGACGAGATCCTTGACGATGTTCGGCTTCTGCAGCTTGCCCGTGGTGTCCGGGTCGAACTCGGCGCCGATGATGCCGCGCGCCGTCCCGCCGAGCCCGGTGTGCACGAGCAGCACAGCCGGCCGGAGGTCGATGTACTCGACGGCGTTGACGTCGAGCTGCAGCGCCATCACGACGCGGTCGGCGTCGAGCCCCGCCATACTGATCGCCGAGCCGGTTGCGTTGATATTGCTCCGCGACGTGTGAAACAGCGGATTTCCGTCGCCGAAGTCCGGCCCGAGTCCGCTGTTTTCGTTGAGCTGCGCGTACACGGTTTTCTCGATCGAGAACTTCGCGGCGCGTCCGAGCGCGCCGGCGAACCGCATCACCGCACCGACGTCGTCGTTGACGATAACTTGCCGTGTGATCCCGATCGTGTTGCCGTACGACAAGGTCTGAAACGTATCCTTTTCCGCGTCCGGGATCACCTTGCTATCGAGCTCGCCGTGCTCGCCGACGGAGTCGAGCGACGTCAACGCGCCCATGCGGTACCAGTTATGCGGCCGAAAATCCGACGTCGACGCCGTGCCGCAGAAACGAGACCACGTGTCCGGCGCCATCGCGTAGGCGCCGACGAGAACTTTGTGCATCGCGTTCTCGAGCACGACCGCGAAATCGGACAGCGTTTGGTAGTTCGCCGCCCGGCTCATGAGCACGCCCGGCGTTCTGCAGGCGAGCTCGGCGACTTCCATGCGCGGCATGCCGCGCGTGCTCACGTTCTGCCAGGCAAGCGTCTCGCGCGCCATATCGATCAACGTCATGCCTCGAAACTCGCCCGGCTCGAGCGTGAGCCCGGGAAAGTGCGAGCGGACCGACGCGGCGCCCGCCGTGCGCGTGATTAGCGCTGCCGCCATGCCGTCGCGCATCTTGTCGACGCGATCTTCGCCGAACCGCACCGGCACAGCCCCCGCCGCAGGGGACGGGCCCGGAGCTAACTCGCTGCGCCGCGCCAGCTCGGCAAAAATGCGCTCATGCGCTGTTGCGATGTCACAGTCGCCGCGCACAAGCCCGTCTGCGAAATTGGTCGGCAGCCCGACCGCCTGGACGGCCGCCATGATGTCGGCCGCGCGGGCGCGCTCTGCAGCGGTCACGTCCGCCATTGCCGGGCCGGGCTGCGCCGCCGCGCCGGACTGTCCCGCCGCCTGACCGGCGGCCTGGCGCACCGCGCCGCCATCGGGTGGCGCCGAGGCGGCGCCGTCACCGGGCGGAGTCGCTCCGGTCGGATTGTTCGTTGTCGGCGGCATTGCGCTTCCTCCCTCGTCGCCGCGCGCTCTGATCACGCACGGCTGAAACTCATCACGACTGACGGCGCCGTCGCCGGCGCGCACGCGGGCGCCCGGGTCGGCGCCGATCGGCACCATCGAAATCTCGTACGGCTCCCAGTCCGTCGCCGTGCGAGTCGGGATCTGCGCGGAGTCGGACGCGTCTTCCTCGAAGACGTGTACCCGGTAGCCGACGCTGACGTTGCGAATATTGCCCGCCATGACGTCGCGCCAGATGTCTTCGACGGCGGCGCGCTCGGAAAACCGGACCGTCGCACGGCCTTCGTTCCCGTCGACCACCGCGGACCCTTCGACCACGATGCCGATCTGGCTGGCCAGACTCCAGGCGTTGTGACTGTCGAGCAGCGGTGCGCCGCCGTTCAGGCGATCGAGGCGGACCGCGCCAGGCTCGAGCGATAGGCGCTCATTCCACCGTTCGCCGGTCCAGTCTTGACGCCCAACCAAGGCGCCCGTTGTGAAAACGAGCTCGGCTGTGCGAGCCTCCGCGTCGGTCGAATTAACGACGGCGCGCACCTGCAGGGGCGGCAGTGAGACCGTGCGATCTGACTTCGGCGGCATGGTGCCAACCGAATACACCGCCAAAGCTGGCGGGAGCAAAAACACGCTACATCTAGCGCGTTTCGGGATATTCCTACCGGTCGCCCGGCCGCCAGAATCCGCCGCGCGGCATGTAGGTCTCTCGCGTTGACCACCGATGTCCGTCCGGACAGATGTAGCGTCGGCGACGGTGCGCGGCGGCGGCGCGCGTCTCGAGCACCTCACCGGGGCGGCGACACGTTGGGCACGTGTTCGGCACGCCGGCGGCCGTGGCCCCGCCGACAGCGCGATTGTCCAGATCGGTCGGCTTGATCATGACGTCCCCATGTCGCGCTCGAGCGCCCGCCAGAACTCGAGCACGCGCTCGAGCCCGGGCGTGTCCGGTCGGCCGCGATGAAACACGACGGCGCGCAAGCGCCCTTTCACGTGCACGATCCGCGTGCGCCGAACGCTGAACAGCTCGACGGTCTCGTCCTCAACATTCCACTCGTCCGCCGGTAGGATGTCGACGACGGGGCCGCCGGCTGCAGCCGCGATCCCGCCGCACAAGATCGACCCGAGCGCCGCTTGCGCAATCCCTCCGTATCGCCGGCGCCAGAGCTGATGATGCCCGGGATCGTGGATCATGCGCTCGCACTCGGTCGCCCATGCGCGCATGAATACCCGAGCGGCCGGCGTCGCTCGAACGAACACGACGCCGCCGTTGAACGGAAGCCGGGCGCCCGGAGGTTTCTGCGTGACGGCCACATCGAACGGCGTCGCCCAGGCGGCATCTAGCGGGCGCACGATGGCGGCGTCCGTATCGACGAGCGCGATCCGCTCACCGTCCGGGGCGCGTTCGACGGCATCGGCCCATAGCATCATTTTCTGCGTATTTGTGACGTGCCCGGGCTCGCCGAGCGGCGACGAGTAGTCACGGGTCGGCAACACGTGCCGGACGTCGATCGTCCACGACGACGGCAACGCCCGGCGGGCTGAGAACTCAAGCACGCGCGCGGCGTGCTCAATCTCGCGATGGCGCCCGAAGTGAAGCGAAACCAGACGGCTAGGCGCCGTCGTCGCTGCCGTCGTCGCTGCCGTCGTCGCTGCCCGCCGGCGGCGTGTCGTCGTCGTCTTCAACCGTCCCCCCTGCGCCCGCAATGGATTGCGCTTGGCCGTTCTGAGTCATGTACCGCGGATCAACGTCAAGCCTCAACCCGAGCTCGTCGAGCAGCTTGAAGTCGTCGGCGAGCTCGGCGAGAATCTGGCGCGGGTTGTACCCGCGCTCCCGGAGCGCTTCTGACAGCGACGTCGCGGCCGTGCGTACGTTGCGCATCATCGCCAGGCCTTCCTTGTCCGGGTCGATCATCGGCATGCCCGGCGCCGTCCATTCCGTTTCCGGCGGCATGCCGACCCCCGGAAGACTCGCCGCGTAGGACCAGACGGGCGCAAGAAACTGCGGGATCATCATCTGCCAGCGCCAGCGCTCGACGCGAGCCCAGTGCCGTAGGCGCGACATGCGCGCGGCTGAAAACGGCAGGTTGGTATAGTCGCCGGTAAGGTCCTCGTACGGCACGCCGAGCCCGGCCGCAACAGCGCGCAGCGACACCGCAGAGTAGTCGGCGTACTCGCGAACGGTCGGCGGCGTCACGACGTCGATCGTCTTCCCGGGCGGCATATTCAGGATCATGCCCGGCTCGAGAAAATCAAACAGCTCCTCTCCGGCCTCTGTGGATTCGCGCCCGAGCGCCGCCGCGCTCCCATCGTGGTCAGTCGCCACGACCGCCAGCAACGCGGCAACCTTTTGCTTCATGAGCGTTGCGTCTTCGTACTCGTCGAAGTCCTTCAACCGCAGAATGATCGGCGCGAACCATGTCACGCCGCGCACCTGTCCCGGTCGCTGCTCGCGGTAGATGTGCAAGATCCACCGGGCCGGGACCGGGCGCGACGGAGATAGGAGCGTGCCGCTCCCGGTCCGGTGGCTTGCGCCCGGATGATTCTCGAAGAGCCAGTATGCGGACCGGCGGCCCAGCCGATCGAACTCGACCCCCTGAACGACGCGATTGCTCTGCGGAGTCTCCGCGCGATCAAGCCCCGTATCGAGATAATCAGGCTCGAGTACTTGCAACTGAAACGGGAGCGCCAAACCGTCGGTCGGGCGGCGCGCGCGGATACGCACGAGGCACTCGCCCGACTCGGCGACCGTGCGCATGATCAGCGCTTGCAGCCCCGACAGATCGTGCCGGCCGGCGGCGTCGCATTCGGTTGTGTTCGCCCACACCTTCCAGGCAGGCGGCTCGTCGGCCGCCGTGATGCCCCACCCGATCGCGTCGTCGACGATCTTCTCGAGCCCGGCGACCGCGTGCGCGTTGTTTCTGACTAGATCGCGCGCATGCTCGCGCAGCCAGTGCAGCCGGTCGAAGCCGGTCGCGTTGGCGTCGCCGGCGGTGCGCCGCCATCCCTGCGTCCGGCGGCCGGGCGTCGCGGCGTCGTAGTGCCGCCGGGCGAGCGCCAGCCGGACGCGAGCCAACTCTCGCCGGTAGCGTGTCGCCGGCGAGAAATACCCGATCGCCCGGTCAAGCGCTGACGGCCGCGGCCACGCTTCCCGCGGCCGGCGGGCGCCCGGAGACAACCCTAGCGTCGTCATTGGGATCCCTTCCCCTCTATCGGTAGTGGGTCGCTACCCACGGCAGATCGCGCACATCGTCAGACCATGGATCTTTCTCACCGTGGAAGAATACAACGCGAGCGCCGGCCGGAAGTGGGCGCCCGGGCTCGCCCCGGATGTCGTTCCGGTAGCTGTAGACTCCGCAATTGCGCGTCCACCGGGCCTCACCCGGGCCCAGGTGATGCGACAGGTAGGCCTGATCCGATCCGACGAATTGGCGCGCCGCGTAGACGCCGGCGGCCGGGTCGGCGGCGAACGACTCCCAAACGGTCGGGCGGGCGCCGAGCTGCAGGCGGAACATGGATCCGTTGTACGGCGTGCGCCGGGCGGTCTCGCCCCAAATCACGAAGTCCTCCGGGCGGTGCCATAGCGGCTCGAGGTCGCCGACGACGACGGCGTCAAGGTCCAACGAGACCACGACCGCGCCGGGCTCGAGACACAGCCACTCGTGCGCGTCGGCCGCGAAGATCCGCAGCCGGCGATAGCAGCTCGGGAACCGCGGGCCCTTTGGGTTTGGGAAGTCGAGCCCGGGCGGTAACGGCGCCGTCCGAACGCCGTCGAGCCCGGCCGGGTCGTCGGTCACACAGAGGAACCGATGGGGCCGGCGGTAGTGGCGCGCCACCATCCGCCGCATGATGTGCACGTGCTCGGCTGTGAACGTCGAGCGGTAGCCTGGCGTCACCCACTTCCAGACGACGACGACGAGACCGTCAGCCCCGGCAATCATGCCGCCTTTGCGCCATCGTAGAACTGCGCCACCGTCGGGCACCAGACGGGCCGGCGAGACAGCGCCGCGATCTGCGCCGCCTGCCCGGCGTGCGACTCAACGAACAGCACCGCCGACCCCGCGGCGTAGTGGTCGGCTTTGTATTCGGCGTGCAATCCAAGTTCCCGCCGACGTTGCATGTTCGGCAGGTCCCACAGCTCGAGCGCGCCGTACTCGACGCCATGGGCGGCCAGCCATGCGACCGTCTGGTCGCGGTATTTCTCGAGCCGCGCCGACACGATGCGCCCGATCCGCCGCCGCGGGATCCACCGCGGCTCGACGGTCTCGAGAAACTTCGCGTACCGCGGCCCGTCGTCGTTCTCCCGCGATGATGGGTCACGGCACAGCACGCCGTCTAGGTCGACGTCGCACTGCCCGAGCTCGCGATGATTGAAGATGTTCCACTCGAACATCCTCGGCAGCTCGACGGTCTCGAGCGCGATGTCGACGGCGCCCGGCGGCGACTTCGGCGCACGGTAGACCGCCAGTCGCACCACGTCAAGAAGCATCGGCCGGAGCGCCTTTATCACGCGTTTCATTTCCGTGCCGTTACGCACGGTGTCATCGACGAGCAAGATGCGCCGAACGACCACACCGCGCGCGCCGTTCGGCGTGTAGGCGATCCCGCGCGTGATGCTGCCGAGCTCGACGACCGGGAGCTGCAAGTGCAGCGCGACCATGTTCGCCGCGAGCACGCCCGAGCGCGGCACGCCGACAACGGCGTCGACGTCGGTCGGTATTCGGTGGAGCTCACGCACGATGGCGGCATTCAAATCCGCGATCCTCCGAAAATTCACGGCGTCTCACCTCCAAACCCAAACCATCCGAGTAGCAGCCCGACCGCGATCGATACGGCGTAGACCGCCGCAAACTCGAGCAACGCGCAGATCGTCGTCATGTCCGTCTCCCGTTCGGGTTGCGCCCGCCCATGCCGAGCGTGACAAACCCGTGCGACTTCCCGCGCTCGGCACCGTCGGAAAGTCGGGCGATATCGACAAAGCCGGCGAGCTCGAGCGCGGAGCGCAGCCAGCGCGGCGTAAAGAGCGCGCGGTGCCAGTTCGGATCATCCGCCCGGCCGCGCTTCGAGTATGCGAACATCCGGCCGGCGGCCCACAGAAACGGGTTGCGGTCTGGGTTGTAGCGTGTCCAGCCGTCGCACTGGGTCGCATCGAAGTCGGGATCGCGCTCGGCGGCGAGAATCGCGTGCGCCACCTTGGCGGCGTCGACGGTCCAGATTTCGATCTCGCCGCCAGGCGCCAGCACGCGCCGCCACTCGCGGAGTGTGTCGACGGTCTGATACCACGGCACGTGTTCGATGACGTGCGACGCGTAGATGAGATCAAACGCGCCGTCCTCGAGCGGCAAGGTGCGCGCGTCGGCAACATGGTCAACGTGCCGGCCCGGCACAACGTCGAGCGTCTCGAAGCCAGGGATACGCGCGCGGCCCGGGCCAATCTCGAGCCGCCGGCCGCGAGCGGTATTCTGCTCGGCAACGAGCCGATCTGCTGATGCGAGTCCGAGTTGTAGATCGTCAGCTCGTCGAGTCAATCAACTACCCCCCCCTTGCCCTACGGCCGGTTCAGCCCCTCGGGAACCCTGGCGGCCCTTTCCATGGCGGGGCAGTGGCGGAACCCGTTCTCCTCCGGTGCCGGTCTGGATGAGCGTCGCGATGACCTGCTCCTTGGCGTCGCGCGTCGCCTCGCGCCAGTCGTCCTCGGTCGGCTCTTGGTCGACCTCGTCGATGATGGCCTCGATATCCGTCTCGGTCAGCACGTAGCCCCGGACGTCGGCGGCCGTCCACGGGCGCACGGTGCCCTCGTCCGGTACCTCACCCGCCTCGATCGCCCGGCGATAGCAGGCAGCGATCGCGGCGGTCAGGGTCTTGACGGTGTTGTCGGTCGTCTCGGTCTTCTCCACGGTGTAGCCCTCGACGAGCCCGGCGATCCCACGATCCGACGTCGCCCAGACTCCACACGCATTTACCGAGCATCTACGCCACCGCCCCCCGCTCGGCGTCCCCGTCGACGATCTCCACCCGCCACACGTCGCTGTGCGCCCGGATGCGCTCGCACCCCTCATCGTCGCGGGTGGTCATCACGACCACGCCGCTTTCGTGCGAGTAGGCGACGACCCCGCGGATCCATTCGCCGCGGTCGCCGGTGTCGAACTGGAGGCGGACGGTCATGCAGGCACCTCCAGATCAAAGGTGAACGGCTCGACATGCTTGCCACCGTCAAACCTCACGATGAAGTCGAAAGCACTCTGAGGGACTGCCATCACAGACACGACGTTATTTGCATCGATCACCGTAATGCCATCTTCGTCAATCCAGACGTGCTTGACATCTAGTGCCCGCCTCGTAGCATGCACGATCGGACAGGCCATGTAGGACTCACATACTCCCCTGTCAATGTCCGCCTGCGTCACCTCGATTCTCACGCTGCCACCTCCTGTGGCGCTCATAATTCGACGACCGACAGTCACCGGGCCCGGCCTCCCTTCCAATGCTCAGCCACCCATGGCGCCGACGTCGTCGACGGGTCAGTCGGCCCATAGAACGCAATCAGTCGCGCGCCGGGCGGCAGCCCGTGCGCGGCCGACTTCGCGCCGTAGAAGCCATCGCGAGCCGTCCAGACGGGCACGTCGTGATGGCGCAACAGGTGTGCCGCGACCGCCTGATCCGACCCCACATAGCCGGCGTCTTTCGCGGCGCGATGGGCGGCGCGGGCGTCGCGCTTGAACGGTCCCCAGACAGTCGCGCGCGGCGCGCCGGCGTCAAGCCACAGCGCCGACGTATTCAGGATCCACGGTCGCGGCGGCCGGGCCTCTCGCTGCAGGTAGAACCGATACGGACCGACGAGCGACGCATCGAGGTCGCCGACGACGACGACGTCAAGGTCAAGCATGAGCACGCGCGAGCCGAAACGCGCGTGCGCCGCCGGCGACCATATCCACAGCTTCCGCAGGTGTGCGTACGCGGCGACCGGCGTCAGCTCCGGCAGCGGAACCGCGACGACGCCAGGCGCGAAACGCTCGACATCCTCCGGCCGGTCGGTCACGCAATACATGCGGTGCGGTTGCCGGATGTGCCGGCGCACGCCAGACGCGAGCCTGGCAACGTGCTCGACGGCGTAGTCGGCGCCGCGTTTCGGCGACGGCGCGCCGCGCCACCACCAACACACAACGGAGAGGTTCATGGTTCATAGGTCCCGCTCTGCCGGCTCGGACAGTACCACGATGCCGCGGCCGGCCTGGCGTTTCTCTTCAGCGATCGCCCGGATGCGATCGCGGCGGTCGACCGGCTTGCGCGTCAGTCCAACCGTGCTCGCATCCGCGACGACTTCGCGCGGGTAGCGCCAGAGCACGACATCGTCAAGGTGCCGAACCGTCGTGACTTGCTCGAGCCGCTTGCGGTACATGCCGTCTGTGCAGTGAATCCCCCGACCGGAGTACTCCTCGTCGTATCCTCCGATGTGCCAGAACGTCGAGCGGCGCATCATGAACGTATTCATATGCGGTTTGTCCCGCCCGCCGCCGTCGAGCACCGGGCGGCCGTCCGGCATGTCAACGCGGCGCATCGTGAAAACCGGATGCGCGGGCCGACGGCCGCCGGGCGCCTCGTCGGCCGTCGGACCCAGCACGGCGGCGAGCCGGATCAGCTCAATCGCTGCCGCCGACGTCAACAGGTGGTCCATGTCCGTGAGAAAGACCCACGGCGCGACGGCCGCGTGCACGCCGCGATTGCGCGCCGTGTCTTGATTCCACGGTCTATCTTCCAAGTGCCGATAGATCCGCAGCCGTGGCAAGACGGGCTCCCGTGGCACCTCAACGGCGCGCTGTCCGGGCGGCGATGCATCGTCGACGATCACGACTTCAACATGTCGGCGAACCTCGGGCGGATACCGCCGCCAGGCGGCATAGTGCTCGGCGAGCATGCCTTGATTTTTATAGAACGCCATCACGATCGCGAGCAGCGGCCGGGAGACCGCCACGCGTCGCTTGTACCGCCGGAACTCCGGGAGCGCCGCGCAGGCCTCACACAACCGCCAGCGCCCCGCCCGGCCGACGATGACATCGGCCGGGGCGTGCACCTCGTCGTCGTAGGCGGGCCGGTTCGCGTCCGGATTCCACTCGCACGGGTCGTCATATCGGGGCCCCTTCGGGCGGCGCGATCGGGTCACTTTTGGAGCCCCCACACAAAGCCGGGAAACCTCACCGCGGAGTCGCCGAATGACTCGTCGACTGCCCGGATGACGCCCCGGAACTTTTCATGGTAGTCGTGCCCGCCGAACCAACCGCCCGGCCGCACCTTCGGCCACCAGTGCTCGATATCGGACCGCACCGCCTCATAGTGATGATCGGCGTCAACAAACACGAAGTCGAGCGACTCGTTCGCCACGACCGCCGCCGCCGCGTCGGTTGTGGTGTGGAGCACGACGAGCCGGCCACTGTGCTCGCGAGACAGCTCGACGGCCTGGCGGGCCCGGCCGGCACGCGACTCAACGGAGATCAACGTCATCCCGGCGCAGCCGAGTAACTCGCGGGCGGTCTCGCCTTCCCCAAAGCCGAGCTCGGCGCCACATCGCCAGCGCCACGCCGCCGCCAGATCAACGAGCGTCGCCGCGTGAGCGCTCACCGTCACGGGGCCCTCCGTCCACAGATGTCGGCGAGCCGCTCGAGACACGGCCGCGCCTGTTCGTCGAAGTCGAGCGCGACCCACGCCGCGACCCCTACGAGCGCGGCGAGCGTGATGTATAGGGCCACCAACACGACCCACAACTCAAGATCCCGCCGGCCTGATCCGTTCACTGGCACACTGGACATTCCCATCGGTAAATCTACAATCCTTTGTTGCTGGTAGCCGCGAGACGGTACCGCCGATGACTCGAGCCGTTCGCCGACTGCGTCATCATCTGCGACAACCGTTGCAGCTCGGACACGCCGCGCATTTCGATGCGCTGATCATCGAACTCAAGTTCTTTCGCGCCGCGCGTTTCGACGATGGCGTCACGTAGTGAGTCGAGCTGTGCTTGCGTGAACGTCAATCCGGCCATGATGATTTCCCCTCCTATCGACGGCGGCCCATCCAACCGCCGTCACGGTGTTCAATCCAACGCTTCCGTGCCGGACGGGGGCGTGCCCCCCCGGCCGGCGGCCCGGCCGTCGGCGTCCCCCCGGCCGCGATCCGAGCATGCAAGGCGCGCAGGTCCACGCGGCGCAACCGGAGCGCCGCGAGCGCGTAGACAGCGCAGTCTAGCGCGTCGTTCCGCGTTCGCACCTTGCGCCAGACTTCGCGCGGCACGCCGCGGGTGTGCAGCGTGATGAGCTTTTCCGCCGTGAGCTGCCGTACGAGCTCGTCGTCACACCACTCCGCGATCGGCAGGTGGATACAACCGGGCCCGGCCGCCTCAAGTTTCAACCTGGACACGATCAGCGCCTTTGCCGAATCGACGCCGACCGTGTAGAGCGGCACGGGGCGCTCGTTCCGCCCCCATCGGCGCGGGCTCGGCGACGAGACGATGGGACGCTGCCCGTCGCGGCCGATGATCGCATACACGTACCGGGCGGCATTCTGCTGCGCATACGCGTAGACGGTTGCCGTTCGGTGCCCCGCGGAGTCGATACAGGCAGCACTAATCGGGAGCTGCGCGCCGCCTTCGTGCTCGAAGGTGCGATCGAGTGCCGCGTCAAGCCCCGCCCACGGGTCGGCCTGCGAGGTATCCCCCGGCACGGTCTCACGGTGCACGATCCAAGACTCTTCGTCTGGGCCCCATCCGATCACGAGCAGCTCGAGCCGATCATCTTGCACGTCGACGCCCATCGTCAGACACGCAACGCCCGCGGGCGCGTCGGCGGCATACTCCTCTCGGCGCATGATGATCCCCTCGGGTTGCACGCCCTCTCCGTCGACGGGCTCGACGGCCTCGCCCAGCGTCGTTTGCGTCCACGTCACCATCGCGGCCCGGTTGCCGGCTTTTTGCTCGGCGCGTGCGACGAGAAACCCGTCAACGATTTCGGCCAGCGACGACATAGGGCTGTACGCTTCCCACAGATGAAACGACACGATCGACCGGTCACGCCGCTCCGGATTATCCGGGACCCACGCACCGAAGTCGAGCGCCGCGACACGCTCAGCGTCGCTGCGCTGGTGACCGCAGGCCGGGCACTCGAGCCGCGCCGTCGAAGGATCGTTGTCCTGCCAAACAACATGCTTCCACTCGTACGGGGCCAGCGTGTCGCATTCCAAGCACGGCACCTGAAACCGGCGGCAGTCGCCGCGCTTGTGCCACGCATCGATCGGGGCGCCCGCCAGCGTCGGCGTGCTCAGCATCATGATCCGACGTTGCCCACGAAACGCCGTCGTCCGCTTGATCGCGATGCGAATCGTTGAGCCCTCACCGGGCAGCTCGAGCGGATACCGGTCTACCTCGTCGAGCACGAGCAATCGAATCGACCGGGCGGCGAGTGACGCCGCCGAGTTTGCGCCGCCGATTGAGATCGCGCCACCCCTGAACGTCTTTTCAAGGATCGTGTTTGCGGAGTCCTTTGCGCGGCGCCTACTGACGGCGTCCGCCAGGATCGGCGTTGCGTCGATGATCGGCGCTAGTCGGTTTCGGCTGAACTCTTCAGCCATCGGCCTTACCGTCGGCTCGACGACGAGGATAGAGCATGGATCGTGCGCGATGTGGAAGGCGACGACGCCGATCGCGATCGACGTCTTGCCCACCTGGGAGCTTGACTTGACGATGACGTACTCGACGTCTTGCTCCTCGAACGCGTTCAGGATCCCACGCTGATACGGCGCAAAGTCGGTTCGCCACTTCGCGCCGCTCAGCGGTCCACTTGTGAGCACGATGTGCTCGTCACAGAACTCGCTCACGCTGAAGTCGGGCGGCGGTCTCCAGCCGTCGCACGTCTCCCGGTAGGCATCGAGCGTCGAAGGGCTCACGTTGATCACTCCGCGTGTGTGTCCTTCCCGGTCGGCCAGTCGTTCAGGACCTTGACGGCTACCCCCTGCCCGTCATGAATAAACGACGCGTCGACGATGTAGAGCACAGACGCGAAACCCATCGCCCGAGCCATCGCATGAGCTCGTCCAAGCCATCGAAACGCCGACGTCATGCGACCCCCATCGCGCCGGCCGCCGGCGGCGGCGGCGGGTCGGGCGGCGGCGGTAGCGGGTCGGGCAGCCCGCCGCGCATCACGTCGGCCGGGTCGGGCGGCTCGACGCCGTAGGCGTCCGCCATGCGGCAGTACAGGCGATAGATCGCGTTCCGGGCGGCGATGTCGCGGCGCACGGCCGCCCGGGGCCAGAGGCACCGCCAGAACGCCCGCCATGGGCTCGGCGTCTCGAGCTGAAACGGATCACGACCGCCGGCGGCGCCGTTCAGCCATGGGACCGCCCCGCGGCCGATGGCCGTGACGATCCATCGGGCGGCCCCGATCTTCGCAGCGCTCGCCGCGTAGATCATGCGCGCGCCGCGGTCGTAGCAGCGGGTTTGTCTCATATCGCGTTCTCCTCGTCGCCCTTCCCGTAATCGGTCGGCACGTCGACACCGCACAGATCGCGCAGGCGGTCGCGGGCTCGCAGGATCGCCGGGTACAGTGGCGTGCCCATGACGCCGCCGCCGCCGGGCGAGTTCGCCTGCGTGAGTCCGGCGCGCACGATCTCTTCGAGCGCGTGACAGCAACCCGCCGAGTGCGTCGGCTGGCAACCCTTCGAGATTGTGATGACGCAGTCGCTCGGAATGTTCAGCTCGTGGTACATGACTCCCGTTTCCCCTGTTGCTGCTGGTCGGAATCGTCGGCGCCGACCGGGTCGCCGTCCGCCGCGCCGGCGACGATCTCGTCGAGCGGCTCGGCAAGTTCTTCGAGCACTTCGCGGCCGATCGCTTTGAGCTCAACCACGACCGCCGGCTCGCCGCCCCGCGTGTGCGCCCGGGCCAGCCGCGCCGACTCGGTTCGCCACAACCCGAGCAGCCGGGCTCGGATTCGCGCCTGTTCCGCCGACCACACCCGGCGCACGTCGTCGGCCGGTAGCAGCTCTTGGCGCTTGGCGGCGATCTGCAGCTCGACGAGACGCGTTTGCGCCCGGTCCCGCCGGGCGCGTTCCTGCGCTGGATCGAGCCGGCCGAGCTCGGCGCCGTCGGTTTCGCCGGCGGTCTCTTTCCCGAGCACGGACCCGGCCCGGGCCCGGCGCCAGGCCTCGCAGTCCTCGAGGTCGTAGAGCGACGCCACGCCCCGGCCGCCGCGCCTGGCGACCGGCATGCCAGCATCCTGCCAGCGCGGGATTGCGCTGACGTGCACGCGCATCGCGTCGGCGAGTTGCCGACGGTCAAGCCACCCGCGCTCGACCTGAACGGCGCGCGCTTTCGACTGTTTTCTGCCGGCGGACGCCGCCGGACGTCGAGCCGCCACAAGAAAAATAGACTCCTATCGCACGATCGGCCGCCAAAAACTGCGCAAATTCTGCGCCTCCGCTCACC